TAGTTTAGGTTAAAACCTCGCAAATAGCGAGGTTTTTTTATATCATACAAGATGAGATCACACGAAGAAAATATAAAAATATACATCGATAATGGTGGAGATTCTAAAATAGCAAATCGCCATCGTTTACCAACGATTCAGAACCGTGCAAAAATTAGTTATTTGCTATCTCAGCAAATTCCGAAAGAAGCTGTTACGTATCAAGATGAAGAAAAAAAATACCAAGAAGTTTCTGAATCAAATAAGGAAGAAATACAACCGACAAAGCCTGCATTTCTTGGTTTTATTTCGCAATATCCAACCGAATTGCATTCTGCTTATCAAGAATGTTACAATGCTTGGATAAAAGTTTGTAGTTATAAAATTCAGCTAAATGATGTAGTTCCATTGGATGTTGAAGATGCTTATCAATTACAATTAAAAATGATTAAATCAATATCAAAATTTGATATCAATAAAAAATCACTTGATTATTGGAATGAAAACAAACGAATTTTACCTACTGAATCTAAAAAAGATTATTCAAAATTTACGATACTTGAGTTGGACCAGGAGCGACGAAATTTAGCTTCATTGATTTGTCGTCGTCGTCAAACCATTGAAAAAAAAACAAAAGAATTACCTCCGATTTCTGATCAGAATTACAATAAAAAATATGCTTCTATACAAATGAAAAAAGAACAGCTGGAGGAATTTATTTTGGATGAGAATAAGATATTGGAATTATTGAAGAAATAATTCTGTCCTTTCAGATTATATTATCTCAAGCTTTATTTGAGTTCTAATTTTCCATCTCACTATTTCTAAGACTTTATGAGTTGATAGGCTTCGCAAATGCGGGGCTTTTTTTATGCCTTAATTTTTTTGAAAGAATGATACGTAAAATAACGAAAAGGAAATCTCAACGTCCATTTGTGAACCGTGAGATAATAATTGAGGAATTAAGAAAGGATTATGAGAAGTTTAAAAATAGACTGGAGAAAAGAAGATTATCCGCCAAAAAATAATCTGAAGGTATTTGGAACTTTTGTTTGTGGCGGTGGTTCAACAATGGGTTATAAATTGGCTGGTTGTCATCATCTCGGAGGTGTGGAAATAGATAAACGGATGTGTGAGATTTATAGAAAAAATCATGAGCCAAAACATTTGTATAACGAAGATATTAGAGAATTTAATAAAAGAAATGATTTACCTAATGAACTATATGATTTGGATATATTGGATGGTTCTCCACCTTGTACAACTTTTTCGATGTCTGGTAATCGCGAAAAAGATTGGGGTAAATCAAGAAAATATAAGGAAGGTCAAAAAGTACAAACACTAGATGATTTAGTATTTGTGTATTGTGAGACAATTCTAAAGCTACAGCCAAAAACTGCAATTTTAGAAAATGTTCCTGGAATAATTGCAGGTAAAGCAAAAGCTTATGCTATTGAAATTTATGAGCGTTTAGAATCTTATGGATATGATGTTCAGATTTTTAGTCTGAATTCTGCTACGATGGGAGTTCCACAGGCACGTGAGCGTATTTTTTTTATTGCACGTCGGAAAGATTTGGAACTTCAACCTCTCCAACTTGATTTTAATTGTAAACCTATTCCATTTGGAAAAATAGCGGATAAAGGTTGTAAAACTGGACCACCAAAACAACTTTGGCCATCTATTAAGATTAGACTTCCTTTTGTTGAATATGGTGATCAGAATTTAAAATTTGCTGATGCTAGATATCGTAAACTTGAGACACTTAATGCTTTTTTTTCAACTCTTTTACTTTATGATCACGAAGTCCCTGGAACAATAGTTAGTCAAGGCGCTACAGTGTATTATGAAGAAAAAAGAAGTCCGAATACGACTGAATTTAGAAGGATGCAATCTTTTCCATCTGATTATGATTTTTGCGGTTATGATACTAGATATATAACAGGAATGAGTGTACCTCCTTTTATGATTTATTCTATTACAGAAGAAATGAATAGGCAATGGTTTAATAAATTATAGATTAATTCTTAGGATAAAAACGTCCTCCGCAAAAATTTAAACATCTCACCTTTCAAACTTTAGAGCATAAAGACTCCACGCGGAGGACAATTAAGTCTTCTGGTTGAAGTCTTTATTTAGTTTGAAAAGTGAGATTACAAATTTATATATAATATATGAACAATAACAAATTTTTGGAGAAAGAAAGTGTTTTAGCTCCGTTAGAATGGTATACAGTACAAAGAAAAGTATCGGAATTAATTCCTTGTGATTTTAATCCTCGACAAATTTCGGAGGAGGAATTGGCGAAATTAAAATTAAGTTTAGAAAAATTTAACCTGGTCGAAATTCCAGTAATAGATTTTGATAATGTATTGATTGCAGGACATCAACGTATTGCTGCTCTATATATTTTAGAGCGGGGAAATGATGTAGTTGATGTAAGAATTCCGAATAGAAAATTATCTGAAGAAGAATTCAAAGAATATATGTTGCGATCAAACATTAACAATGGAGAGTTTGATTGGAGTAAGATTGATGAATTTTTTCAGGATATTGATTTAGAAGGAATTGGTATGGATGTGAATGCGTTTGATGAATTTTTACAACAAAATGCTGTTTTACCACCTGAGAATGAAGGCGAATTTGATGCTGATTTACCTGTGCAACCAAAAAGTATTGAAGGTGATTATTATGAGTTAATTTCGAAAGACAAAGGAATAAAACATATTGTATACTGTGGTGATTCCACTTCTGCAGATAGTTATCAAAAAGTATTTGGAGATGAAAAATATAATTTAATGGTGACTGATCCACCATACAATGTCGATTATCAAGGAGGAACAAAAGACAAATTGAAAATTAAAAATGATAAGATGTCGAATGATAATTTCTATCAATTTTTATTTGATTTCTTTTCAAATGCTTATTCGTTTTCTTCTCCAGGAGGACCTGCGTATGTTTTTTATTCAGATTCTGAAGCGGTAAATTTTAGAAGCGCGATGTTATCTGCAGGATTTAAAATTTCTTCGACTTTAATTTGGGTTAAAAATCAGTTTGTACTTGGTCGACTTGACTATCATATGCAACATGAACCGGTGATTTGTTGTGAAGAAGAAATTCCTGAAGATGATCATCAATGCATGATTTATGCTTGGAATAAAGAGGCAGCGCATCCGTGGTATAGTGATCGCAAACAATCATCAGTATTGAGTTTTGATAAGCCTTTACGAAATACTGATCATCCAACAATGAAACCAATTGATTTGATTGGTTATTTGATTAAAAATTCATCAAAACAAAGTCAAATTATTTTTGATGGATTTCTTGGTTCGGGATCTACTTTGATTGCTTCAGAAATGAATTGGCGAAATTGTAGAGGCTTCGAATTGGACCCACGTTTTGTTGATGTCATTATACGTCGTTGGATTTCGTATATGAAAGAAAACAATTTGTCTTACGAAGTGGTCCGAAATAGTCAAAAATTATCAGTTGAAGAAATACAAAAATTTGATTTGAAATAGTTTGCAAACAATTTGCAACGGTCAGGAAGATTACCGTACTTAGACATGTAAATAAAAGTAAATCAATAAGATGACACAACAAGAAATTTTATCAACGACATGGACTAAAACAAAAAAAGCTGAAGCTTTATATGATTTAGGATATACAAGAAATCAAATAGCTGAATTAATTTGTAATGGTAATAAAGGCTTTGCGTATAATATTTGGAAAAAATGGAATGAAAATAGAACTTCAATGGTTATTCCTACTAATATTACAAACTTTGATTTTTTATTCAATAGAAAATTTGGTGTTGAAATTGAGTTCTACGGTGCTGATTTGAATGCTTTACAATCAAATTTTAGAACTCAAAGTTTGGATTTTCAAACTGAATCATACAATCATTCAACGAGATCGCATTGGAAATTAGTCACTGATTCTTCTATTAGAGGAAATAATGGTAGAGAGTTAGTTTCTCCAGTACTTCAAAATAACGAAGGTTTGATTTCATTTAGAAAAGCATGTAAAGCTCTAAGATTATCAAATGCTCAAGTTAATTCAACTTGTGGTGTTCATGTTCATTTAGATGTAAATGATTACAATGTAGATAATTTTAAAACATTAGTTAAAAATCAATTTATTATTGAAAATCAAATTGATAAGATGATGCCAAAAAGCAGACGTAAAAATGAAAATTATTATTGTCAAGGTTTTGCTTCAAATAATCAAAACATATTCTTTCGTAAAATCGATAGATGTACTACTGTTAGAGAGTTGATTAGTGTTTTTAATAGTCGTTATTATAAATTGAATTTACAAAGTTTTCAACGTCATGGTACAGTTGAGTTTCGTCAGCATGGAGCAAGTACAAATTATATAAAAATTAAAAATTGGATTTTGATTTGTGCTCGATTAGTTGAGTTTTCTAAATTAAATATTTTGTTGAATGATTTAAATCAAATTTTAGATGAAAATTTACAAGAATATTTTGAGGATCGCGAATTGTCTTTACAATAGAAAAATAAATTATCTTTACCCTTATATTATGAGGGTAAAGATTTTAAATAATAATCAGGAGTTTATTGTTAATTCTCCTTTTGAATTTGTACAAAAGTTTTGGGAAGATTCTTTTCAAAATGAATCTTCTATGGTTGAATTTATGTTAAATTATGCAAGACGAGCTGTAGTTAATAATAATGAAGACATTAGAGCTACATCTGTAGATGAATTTTTTGAAGATTTGTTGAAATTAAAACACATTGAAATAGTTCATGAAATTGGATTAAATTAAAAATACTTTTATTTACAAAGCCTCTTAAAAAGAGGCTTTTTTTATGTCCTTTAAACAGCGATTCTTCACTTATAAATTCGTTGTATGGACATTGTAAAATTTACAAAAGATAATTCATATCAGAGAATAAAAGCATGGTATATAGATGAAAACTCAGTCACTTTATCTGAGAAAGATGAGAAGTTGAAAGATCGTCTTATGCATATATGGAGTCTGCGAATTAACAATAAATATACTCAACATCAAATTATACAAATAATTGTAAGAGATTATAAAGTTTCTCACGCTACAGCTTATCGTAATTATCCATTAGCAATGCATTTGTTTGGAGATTTAGACCAGGTTAATATTGCTGCTGAAAGAATGATTTTTAGAGAGAAATTTGAAAATCTATATCAAATGGCATTAAAAAAAGGAAATGAAGATGCAGCTGTTTGGGCACTTACACAAGCAAAATCATTATATGACTTTCAAGATACTACTCAAAAGGTCGATCCTAAAAAATTAGAAGCTTCAAATTATATCATTAAACTTCCTCGCAATGTTACAAAAATATTAACGAAGACTTTATCTGGAGATGGTGTTTTAGATTTTAATTCACTTGGAGCTGACGATGTTGATTTCAAGACGGTAGAACCTGAAGACGAAGAGGAAGATGAGTAATATTTTAATGCCTTATGCTTCTAAAATAGTTGAATTAAATTTAATGCAAGCTTCTGCTGTATTAGCTAATTCCAAATTAAAAATTCCTAATATAACAATAGAAGCTGCACGTGGTACGGGTAAATCAACTGTTATAGGTTGGTTTATTAAAGAAGCTGTCAAACAAATGCCACGATCAACTGGAATTATCGTTGGTGAAACGTTTGTTCAAATTAAATCTAGAACATTACCATCAACTAAGGAAGGAATGGAAATGTGGGGCTTATTTGAAGGAATTGATTATGTTGTTGGGCGTTGTGGTAAAGACTTAGGTTTTGAGATGCCTTTCCAAGCTCCAGATAGTTGGAATAATGTTATTCATTTCCGAAATGGAACAATTGCGGTTATGGTTTCGTTGGATAATCCAAACTCTGGACGTGGATTAAATGCATATTGGATTATTGGTGATGAAGCTGCTCTATTAACTTACGAAAGGTTATACAATAATGTTATCACAACCAATCGTGCTAAGAAAACAATATTTGATAAAGCTTCTATGGCACACGCACAAATATATGTTTCTTCGGTTGCAATGACAGCAAAAGGTGTTTGGTTCACCAAAAGAGAGAAGCTGGCCAAAAAAGAACCGCATAAATATGCATTTATTAAAGCGAATGCCTTTGTAAATGCACATAACCTTAAAGATGGTTGGATTCAGGACATGCAGAAGGAAGCGTTGAGTCAAACGTTATTCAATGCTGAAATTCTTAATATAAGACCATTAGGGGTTCAGGATGGATTCTATGCACAATTAAAATCCTCAAAGCATTATTATAATTATAAATTCAATAATGATTTATTAGGAGGCTTAGCTGAAAGTTATAAGCCATCTTGTAAGTATGATAACGATCTAGTACGTGGAGTTCCTTTACAGATGAACTTAGACTTTGGAGGTAAGATAAATTGTATTACAGTATCTCAATATTTAAAGTCTTTGAATACTGTAAACTTCATAAAAGAGTTCTTTCGTAAGCATCCAGACATCTTAGATGATGTTGTTCAAGACTTCATAGATTATTATGAACCACATAAATCATCATGTAATGTGATACATATTTATCGTGATAAGTCTGGTGCAAAAAAGGAAGCGAATAGTAAGACAACATTGGTTGAAGATGTTATTAATAAGCTAAGAGCTGAAGGTTGGCAAGTAATTGATAAAACTCCGAATACGAATAATCCAGGACATTTAGCTAAATATAAATTAATCAACTACATTTTTGCTGAAAATGATATCAGGTTACCTGTTGTTCGAATTAATTCTGATAATTGTCCGAATCTTATTATCTCAATGGAAAACGCTCCATTGAAAGGAGATGATGCTTTCGAAAAAGATAAGTCTAGTGAACGAAGTAAAAAGATTCTCCAGGAACATGCAACTCACTTCTCTGATACCTTAGACTACAATTTATATTGGCAGTTCTGGCATCTGATAGATTCAAGATATCAATCATCGTATTTGGTTACGAATCTACATGTATAATTTTCCGATGATCATCAAATTTTTTAATTTTTCTTCGATTTTCTGATTAAAATTTAATTAAACCCGCTAAAACAGTGGGTTTTTTATTACATATATCGTTTTTTTTGAAAACTGCAATTGTAGAAATGAATAAGGCGGCTGTGTGGGGCAACCTTGTATTTTGAGAATATGAAAGGTTTTAGGTTATTTATTTTATTGATAATCAATTATAAAATAAAAAAATATTGAGAATGAAAGGTGCAAATTGATTATAAAAAGTTTAGTCCTTTATTTTGAAAGATGTTCGAACAATATTCGCACTATGCAAAAATCAATTTTTTTGAGTGAAGTTCTCAGTGAAATGCGAAAATTGGATAAAAATAAAAATCCGATTCCTTTTACTATTTCAATTCGAACTTTTAACCAACAAAATAAATCAGGCGGTCGATTTGTAACTTATGAAAATGCAACTTTAATGCAACCGCCAAAAACTGCAGGGGCTCTGCGGTTATCTCAAGATATTGATTTTAAAAATCCAAATCATTGGAAAAATAGAACAAGAAATATCAAAACAAATGAAGGAATTAAAAAAATACATATTCTTTTCATTTTAAAGTTTAACGGATTAGATGTTATATTATAATGAAAGTTTTTGAAGGAATTTATGCAGTTGGTGGTCGTAAAAATGGTGCGGCTATTTTATTTAATAAATCCAAAAATGAACCAAAACATATCAATTTTAAGCAAAATAATGTTGATGCTTTAATTGATAATAGATGGTTGCCTTGGGGTGATGACAATTTATATCCACAAAATTTTGCTAAGAAATTTAAAAAAGCTGGAGCAGCTATCGGAGGTGTAGATGTTTTAGTTTCTGCACACTTCGGTTCAGGTTTTAATCTTTTTCAAGGAATTGAAACAGAAAAAGGGATAAATTTTCGCGAACGCTTACCATCATCTTTTCCTGATATCAACGATTTTTTAATTCGAACAAAATACAATGAGTTTAACTCTGACATTATTGTAGATTTTGAGACGTGGGGAATGGCTTTCCCAACTTACTTATTATCTCCAAATGGAGATAAGATTATTTCTGTACGTCGTACTAAAACAGCCGATGTTCGTTTTGAAGCTCCTGATAAAAAAGGAATAATTAATAATATAGGAGTTAATACTGATTGGGAAAATTATATAAAAGATAACACCACAGTAATTCCTTGTTTTAATGCAAATATTCCAATCAATGAAATTAAAGATTATTGTAAGAAAAATAAAATTTTTGAATTTACAATACCAATAATTGAGACGCTTTTAGTCGAGAAAACTTACGTTTCCAAAGGATGGCATTCTTCGTTTAAAAATGGTTGGATTGATGTAGTGTTGGCTCTTCCTGAATTCAAAAAATTAATGTTTGAGCAACAATTAAATATTAAATATATTATTCATATTTCTGATGATTATTTTTCTCATGTATATGGTGATGATTGGAACAATTTTACTCCTGAAGAACGTCAAGGTAAACGTGATGAGTTAGTTGATTTGATTGATTCAGAATTGAAATCAAACAAAGGCTCAGGTAAATCATTAATTTCTCCATTTTTTCGTGATCGTGACACAGGTAAGGAAATTAAAGGAATTCAAATAGAAGAAGTTCCACAACCTCAATCAAATGGTGATTTTTTGTTGGATGGTTCAGCTGCTAATTACGAAATTTTGACTCCTATGGGTGTTGATCCATGTTTAATTAATGGAGGAGCTTTCGGAGGAAAATCATTGAGTGGTTCAGGTTCCGATAAACGTGAAGCATGGACAATTCTTTGTGCTAAATTTCCAATAAAACAAATTAGAACTTTGGCAATTTTTGAGAATATTAAATATTGGAATAACTGGGATCATTCTGTTTTTGGAAAATATCCGATGATGAACTTGACCACATTAGACAAAAATCCAAATGGTCAAGAGAAAATAATCAACTAAATAAACGTAAAATAATTGCGTGAAAAAGGGACAAAAAAAAAGTTTAGAAAATGGAATATTTTATTAATAAAAACGAACTGCAAGATTATTTAATTTTACCCAAAACATTTGATTGGGATTTAATAGATCAAGAATTAGGCTTCAGAAAAATTTTTAAATTTATTCCTGAAGACATATACTTAGAAACAAGAACAACTAAAAAAGAAATTTTAAGATTATTAACAAAAGCTGCAGTTCACTTCTGTTTTGTTTTTAATATTCCAAAAATAAAAGTTCATATTAGTAGTACAGGAATTGAACAATATTCTCAAGATAAATTAAAAACTGCACCCTGGTGGGATGTTAGAGATTTAGGACTTACACTATTGAAAGCTGGAGATAATTATTTTTCTGATGCAATAGAGTTGATTTCTGAAGATGGAGAATTAAAGTCTAAAATTCCATTTTTCGAAGGAATTAATAATTATATTTCTACTCCATCTAAGTTCAATCAAATTTATTCTATCAATAATTCAGTTGAAGTTTTTGTTCTTTTGCAACCATATATTAAACAAGCAATTAATTTAAAAGTATCTGAATTATTAGATAAAGAATGTTTTGATCAGATTTTAGAAAACAAAGAATTGAAAGAAGCCTTATATTCAGCAATTGTGTTTTATGCATTATATTATGCGAGTTTGTTGCCTCGTTTTGTTTTCATGCAAAATGCAGTTGTTATTCAATATGAGGAATTACCTTGGCAAAAATCTCAAGTATTGGATGCACAATCAAAATTAATTGCAGGGCAAAACTTTTTGTATTTAGCAGAAAATAGTTTGAAGATAATAACTAATTATATTAAAAATAACCAGGATAAATTTCCATGTTATACCAAAGGTAAATCTGCCTATAAAATTAGAGCAAAACAATCAGGACTTTACTTATAATGTCCTTTTAGGCTACGAAATGTAGTCTTTTTTTTGTTTTGTAATGAACAGTTTTGAAGGAATAAACGTAGAAGATTTAATACATTGTCCACAAGACAATTTTGCATCAGGGATTAAAACAAAAATCTATTATGCACCTGCTTCCTATTTTGAAAAAATTGATTTACCAACATTAAAAAATACTTATGAAAATCTTGTTAGTATTGCTAAATATGGAATTGAATTTCGTGGTGGTGGTTGGAATTTTATTGATGTTTTGATTGGAGAAAATGAATTGAAACAATTGTTGACTGGTTCTCTTCAACGTAAAAAATCAAAAACTGAATTAGAATTTTTTATCCTTGGTTTTAAGACCAAGATATTAGGATTAATTGAATTACATAAAAATACACCAATGATTTTTGTTGTTGTAGATGCTGTAGGGAATAACTGGGTTATTGGAAATTTACGCAATCGAGCATTTATGGAAAATGCCGATGTTTCTACACAAAAAAAATATGAAGACAATTCAGGTGTTATAATGAAAATTACAGCAAATTCAGCAATTTTATATTTTGGTAATTCCAAAAATTGGATTTCTGGAGAAAAATTTCTTGGAGATTTTTCTTTTGAATTCACAAATGAATATTATTAGTTATGAAAGAAGGTTTTAAAGTTTTAGAAGATTTTATTAAGGAAAAATTTCTTATCGGTGTTGCGGAAAATATGTCAGTATTGAAATTAAGAACTTTATTGATTAATTTAATAATGGCTACAGATGATTCCACATCAAATTATATTAAAATATATACTGATGAAAAGGATTTTGAA